ACGTCGGGATGCAAAACATCCCGTTCGTCGTGATGAACCGCCGTCAGAACTTCTCGACGCCCGTCAGTGGCATTCCTTATGAGTTCTGTTTTGATGGCTTTAGCAACGGCGATGCTAAGGTGACGATCTATCCGCGCCCGGATAACGTCTACAACCTGAAGTTCACGCTGACCATTCCGCAAGCACCCTTGACTTCTGACGGCACCTCAATCTTGGTGCCGGATGTGTTGGTGGTGCAAAACGCCTACGCTCGTGCATTGGCCGAACGCGGCGAGGACGGGGGGATGACCTCCTCGGAAGCCTATCAACTGTACCGTCTGATGTTGTCTGACTACATCGCTTTGGAAGCCACTCGCTTTCCCGACAACGGAACTTTTGAAGCCGTATGAGCGAGCCAATCTCCACTTACAGCATCTCAGCGCCGGGTTTCTTCGGGCTGAATACTCAAGACTCGCCTCTTGATCTGAATGCTGGCTTTGCCCTTGTCGCCAACAACTGCATCATCGATCAGTATGGCCGCATCGGCTCGCGCAAAGGGTGGACTCGCGTTAACTCCAGCTCCGGCAACCTGGGGGCTAACGACATTGGCGTGATTCACGAGCTGGTGCAGACCGACGGCACGATGACCGTTCTGTTTGCCGGAAATAACAAGCTGTTCAAACTAGACGGCTCCAACGCCGTGGTTGAGCTGACCTACGGGGGCGGGGGCACTGCTCCGACGATCACGGCCAGCAACTGGTCGTGCGCTTCGCTCAACGGCATCACCTACTTCTTCCAAGAAAACCACAGCCCGCTGATCTATGACCCTGCGGTGAGCACCACGACGTATCGCCGCGTGAGCGAGAAGACGGGCTACGCTGGCACGGTGCCTTCTGGCAACATCGTCATCTCGGCTTACGGCCGTCTGTGGGTGGCTGACACGGCGTCGGACAACACGACCGTGTCGTTCTCGGACATTCTGGCGGGCCACATCTGGACTGGCGGTACCTCTGGCACGCTGGACATTAACCGCGTCTGGCCCAGCGGCGCTGACAACATTGCTGGCCTTGCAGCGCACAACAACTTCCTGATCATCTTCGGGTCGCGTCAGATTCTGGTGTACTCGGGCGCAACTGCTCCCGCCTCGATTACGCTGCACGATACGGTGGGCGGCATCGGCTGCATCGCCCGCGATTCCATCCAGAACACGGGCAAGGATGTGCTGTTCCTGTCCAACTCTGGCGTGCGCTCGTTTGCGCGTACGATTGTGGAGAAGTCAGCCCCGCTGGGCGACTTGTCCAAAAACGTGCGAAGCGACCTGATGAACATCATCAGCGGCGAGACGCTGGCCAACGTCAAGTCGGTCTATTCTGAGAAGGAAGCCTTCTACCTGCTGACGCTGCCATCGGTCAAAGAGGTGTATTGCTTTGACACCCGCGTCCAGTTGCAAGACCAATCGTTTCGCGTCACGACCTGGGACTCAATTGAACCGACTGCATTGTTCTCCCGCAAGAATGGCGATGTGCTAATCGGCAAGAACGGCTACGTCGGCAAGTACTTCGGCTATCAAGATTACACATCTGCTTATCGGATGCAGTACTTCACGAACCACGCCGACTTGGGCAACCAGAACGTCACTTCGATTCTGAAGCGCTTGAAAGTCATCGTGATCGGTGGCTCTAACCAATTCGTCACGGCCAAGTGGGCGTTTGACTTCTCGACCAACTACCTCTCGTCTAACATGTCAATTCCGACTCAAGGCGAGTCGGAATATGGCATTGCTGAATATGGCGCTAACGGCGTTCCGGTGGCACAGTATGCTGATGGTGTTGCACTGCAACAGCTTCAGACGCCAGCCAGCGGCAGCGGCAAGGTCGTGCAAACCGGCTACGAATCCAATATCAACGGATCTTCCATGTCGATCCAGAAGATCGAGATCCAGGCTAAAGAGGGCAAAGTATCATGAGTAACTACACCCAGAGCACGAACTTTGCGACCAAGGACAACCTGTCCTCTGGAGATCCGCTCAAGATCGTTAAGGGCACGGAGATCAACACCGAGTTCGCCAACATCGCTATCGCTGTCGCTACGAAGGCCGATTTGGCGTCGCCTACGCTTACGGGTACGCCCGCCGCGCCGACGGCCTCCTTTGGCACGAGCACCACGCAAGTCGCCACCACGGCGTTTGTGCAGGCTGCGCTTGCGGCGCTCTACCCGGTCGGTTCGATTTACACCAACGCAACCGACAGTACCAATCCTGGCACGTTGCTGGGTTTTGGCACTTGGACGGCATTTGCCGCTGGCCGGGTTGCGGTTGGCTTTAACGCCAGCAACGCGCTGTTCGACACTGCCGAAGAGACTGGCGGTAGCGCGGATGCGATCACGGTCAGCCACACCCACACTGCAACGTCTACCTCTACGGTTACCGATCCGGGCCACTTCCATAACAGCCCTACGGGCGACGAGTTCAAATATTACGGCGACAGCGGCATTACTGGCAACGGCCCTAGCGGTCTTCGCACGACCGACACGTTAGGTATTACGCAAACGAAGACGACGGGCATCACGGTCGCTACGAGCACGACGAACAGCTCCACCGGCTCCTCTGGCACCAACGCCAACTACCAGCCGTACATCACTGTATATATGTGGAAAAGGACGGCGTGAAAACGCCGGTTGTTGCTTGCGATGACTACACCCTGTATCTTGAAGACTACAACGGGTTTGAGTTCATCCACTGCGACTGCCGGCGCTGGACGAATGAGGTAAGAAAGCGGATGTCAGAAGATCTTGTAAAAATTCAGACAGGTGACTTGTACGCCATCCACGAGATCGAAGACACGAAGCACGCAAAGTTTTTGAAGTTGTTCGGGTTTAATTTTTTGGAAGATTTTGTCGGTGCTGACAGTAAGGCCCGACAGACATATGTCAGGAGAGCATGATGGGCGTTGAAGCAGCAATCATTGGAGGCGGTCTATTAGGCGGCATTATGCAGGGCAACGCTGCGGCTGACGCTGCGGAGGCTCAAGCACAAGCTCAGAGAGACGCGGCGCGCCTAAGCGCTGAAGAGTCCCGCTTTCGCCCCGTAGGCATCACGACGCGCTTTGGCCAGTCAGCCTTTGAATATGGCCCTGAAGGTCGCGTCACTGGTGCTGGCTATCAACTCGCCCCCGAGTTCCAGGCGTATCAGAACCGTCTGCTGGGCCTGGCTGGCCAGGGGCTGACCCAGGCTGAGATGGCTCCGCAGCAGTTTGCGCCCCTCACCGGCGCAGGCGCAAGCCTGTTCAATCTGGGCCAACAGTATCTGGCCGAGACGCCCGAGCAGGTTGCGGCCAAGTACATGGCAAGCCAGCAGAACTTGCTGGCCCCCAGCCGTGAGCGTCAATTTGCCCAACTGCAAAACCAGTTGTTCCAGACGGGCCGTGGCGGTCTGTCTGTGGGTGCGACTAGCATGCGTCCTGGTGGCGGTGCTGGGCTGGGTGCAACCAACCCCGAACTTGAGGCGTATTACAACGCCATCGCACAGCAAGACGCTGCTCTGGCCGCTCAAGCCCAGCAAGCAGGTCAGCAGCAACTGGCGTTTGGCACGGGCCTGTTTGGCACCGGCGCGCAACTGTACGACCTGTACGGTCGCGGTCAAGTCGGCGCTCTGGCTCCTTACCAAGCCTATCTGGGCGGCGCTCAAGGCCTGGAAGCTCTGGGCCAGCAGCCGCTGGAGCTGGGATCGGCTCTGGGCGGTCGGATCGCCAATCCGACGGGTGCTAATGCACTAATGCAAGGTGGCATGGCTGCAGCACAGTCGATGTACGGCGCTAACGCCTACAACCCGTTTGCTACCGCGTTGACTTCGTTTGCGGCTAATCCGGCGGCAACACGCGGCTTGCAAGGGATGTTTGGCGGTGGATTTAGGACGCCAGGGTACGGAATGTCTCTTGGCGGCGTAAACCCGGTGTCTGGTGAGTATCTGGGTTCTCTGGAGTTCTAATATGGCAACCGATATCGTCCAATCACTGTTTGGCGTGACGCCAGAGATGTACCAGCAGCGCCAAGCTGCTGCGGCTGACGAGCGTGCGCTGGCTATCGCGCAGCTCAACCCCATGCAGCGCGCTGAGTTCAACATCGGTCGCGGCGCTTACCAACTGGCTGGCGCATTGGGTGGGCCTGATCCGCAGTTGCAAATGATCAGCGCCCGTAACGCGCTGGCTAGACAGATTGACTTTAACGACCCAATGTCCATCCAAGCAGGTGTGCAGTCGCTCACCCAGGCTGGCGATACGATGGGCGCGATGATGCTAGCTGATACGGCTCGTAAAGCGCTTTTGGGAAGTCAGCAAGCCCGCAAAGCCGCCATAGAAACGGGCAGGCTAGAGCTTGCAGCAAATCAGGAAGCTAAGTTGCGCGAAGAGCTGGGTAAATTGGGCGAGAACCCAACACAAGAACAAATTATTGGTGTTGTTGCTAAATTTGGCCCGCCGGAAAAAGTGCTTGCTGCACTGCAAACTTCTGCCGATAAGGCGGCATCTCGAACAGCCGCAGAAGAGAGGGCCCGTCTTGATCGACAAGCCGCAGAGGAAAAAGCCCGTCTTGACCGAGAGGCTCGATTGGAAGCAGCTCGACTTGCAGCCGAAGCAAGACTTGAAGCAGAACGCGCTCGCGGTGCAACAGCTCGTGAACTTGCTCAAATGCGAGCTGAATCAGCACGCGAGCGCACCGAACTTCTTGCCCAATTCAAGCGCGAGGCAGAAGATCGTAAGGCAGAAGAGCGCCGCAATAAGCCGTTGCCCGCTTACTTGGCGAAGGAAGAAGAAGCTGATTTCACGGCGGCAAAAGCTGCCGGAGATCTTGCAACCGATGCTTATGGTTACATTAATCGAATTAAGCAGGGCGAAATCCAATTTGGCCTAAAAGAGAAAGCTAGCATCCGCGCTCGTCAATTGGTCGGGTCAAGCGCACCAGATGTTGTCGCTCGGGAAGCCTACGACAAGTTTGTCACCAACCTTGTCAATGAGAGCTTGCGCCTGAACAAAGGCACGCAGACCGAAGGAGACGCAATCCGAGAAGCCAAGGCACTTCAAAGTTCTGAGTCCAGAGAAGCCGCCGCTTCAGCGATGAAGCGCCTAGTCGAGATCAACACTCGTCGGGCGCAAAATGCGGCAGATGAGGTGCTTCGTCGTAGGAAAAATGCCGGGTTCTCAGAACCTGCAACTCTTGTCCAAGTACCTACATTTGACGTTCAAATCATCAATAATGCGGAATACAGCAGTTTCCTGAAGAATCCTAAATTTCCGTCTGGAACAGTTTTTGTTGACCCCGATGGCGTAAGAAGGGTGAAACCATAATGGCTGACTACAAAAATGCTCCTTTGGCTGACCAACCGGCAGCAGGCCCTTCTGTCACTGAACGGGCTTTGGGCGTTGATTTACGCACGCCTTACTCTGGCCCCGCAGAAGCTGCTCGGGCGGTTGGCCAAGGTCTAACCTTTGGATTCCTTGATGAGCTAGAAGCCGCATTCCGCACCGGCGCAATTAGCGGCCCCGAATACGAGCGCCAGCGCAATCTGTTGCGAGCACAGCAGAAACAGTTTGGCGAAGACATGCCAATCACCCAAGGGGCTTTGGAGCTTGGTGGGAGTGTGCTTGTCCCGTTTGGCGCGGCCAGACAAGTTGGTCGTTTGGCTCCGCAGACACAAGCTGCAATCCTGGGCGAGACTGCCCTAGGCCAAGCTGGTCGAGGGCTTGCTGTTGGCACCGGAACTGGTGCGCTCGCAGGTGCTGGTGCGGCAGAAAAAGATGTTGCAACAGCAGCAATCACAAGCGGTGCGTTCGGTGGCTTGCTTGGCGGGACTGCTCCAATCATTATTAGCAAGGCTGGCACGACGATTAAGAACGTGCTCAATTCCGCTGGCATTGGAGATCAAGAGACCGCAGCCTCTAAGATGCTGGCGAGCTATCTCAAGAAAGACAACCTGTCCCCAACGGAAGCCCAGCAAGCCCTGGATGAACTGCGTCGAATTGGCGTTCCCAACCCTGTCATTGCAGACCTGGGCAAAAGCCTGAACGATCTGGCATATAGCGCCTATGTTGTTCAGTCGAAGGCCAAGGGAGGAACCGAATCGTTCCTGACCAGCCGGATGATCGATCAGCCCAATGACATCGTGCGCGGCTTGGTTGAGAAAGCAGGTCTGGCCAAGAACGTCAACGGTTTTGAATACTTGGAAGCTCTGACAGCCAAACAGAAAAGCCTGGCTGACGAGGCGTATCCCAAAGCCTACAGCTTGGCGATTGATGCCGTTCCGTTTAGGAAATACGTTGATCGCCCTGTTTTTGTAAAGGCTTACGACGAGGCGGTAAAACGCGCTGGCGTCTATGGAGAGACGCT